CACTACATTAACAGTAGAGGAATTAAGACTTAAATCTAAGGCGTTGCAGGTATGTGTAGACCTCTTTCCTAAAATTAGATTGCAAATACCTGAACCAGCTACAGACTTATTTGATATTTAAGGCAATAAGATGATTCAAATTACAGGGGTCTTGGTTGACCCAACGAACCAACCAATACAGACTACTCTACGAGTTACTGCGCAGAATAGCGTCACATCTATTACTAGTGCGTCAGCTACTGTAGTTATTGGAGTAGACGGTCTTTACGACTTTAATTTATTAAAGGGCAATTATCGTATAGACTTCTTAACTGATGATGAGTACAACATTGGAACACTAGTAACTGTGGCAGTAGATACTCCTGCAGTTATTACCTTACCTGTGTTGCTAGAGAGTCATAGTTATGGTGCAATAGAGCTAGATAATGTAGCATTACTAGAAGCTCGAATTCTTACCTTAGAATCTCGTGTTACTATTTTAGAGGGTTAAACAGGTATGTCTGATGTAAAGAATACAACGGCAGTGAAAACTAATTGGAAGAATCCACCATCACTGATGGATTTAAAAGATGACTACACAGCCGTAGAGTCATCTCACAGCACTTTAGTAGCAAAAGTGGATACTTGGTTATATAACCTTAATCCACCTAGTGCTAAGGCTAAGAGGACTGCTGACGAGAGTAACCCTTTTAAAACAAGTAAAGCTAATCCTGTTAATGAAGGTAGGTCTAAACTCCAATCTAAATTAATACGTAAGCAAGCAGAATGGAGATACACTTCGTTATCTGAACCATTCCTCAATACTCCAGATATCTTCAAGATACTGCCGGTTACAGCAGAAGATGTATTCTCTGCTAAACAGAACCAGTTGGTATTGAACAATCAGTTTAATAATCAGATCAACAAAGTTGCACTTATAGATAAAATGTCTCGTGTAGGTGTTAACGAAGGTACTGTTATATTCAAAGTAGCTTGGGAAAGTGAGAGCACTGAAATAGAAGTAGAGTACCCAATATATGAATTGATACCTGCTACCTTACCTGAGCATGTACAGTTATTACAGGAAGCATCACAAGCAGACCCTGCTACGTTACCTCCTGAGTTAGCTGCAGCATTAGAACAGTCAAGTACCACTGGCTCACCTTTCATCCCTAACCCTACTGGTGAGATGGAAACAGTTATAGAAGAGAAGGTAGTTAAGAACCAACCTACTGTAGATATTTGTAACTACCGTAATGTACGTATTGATCCATCATGTAATGGTGATATCGACTTAGCAGAATTTGTCATCTATGACTACGAGACTAACTACTCTCAAATGGAGAAGGCAGGTTACTACAGTAATTTAGATACTATTAGAGATGGTAATAATAACTCAGTTATTGGTTCACCTGATCATAGTTCTAATTGGGCACAATCAGGGTTCATGTTTAAAGACTCACCTCGTAAGAAGTTTGTTATTACTGAGTACTGGGGTTACTGGGATATTGATGGAGATGGTATCACTAAACCTATCGTAGCTGCATGGGTAGGAGATGTCATGGTTCGTCTTGAAGAGAATCCATATCCAGACCAAGAGTTACCTTTTGTTGCTATACAGTATTTACCAGTTAAGGAAGAAGTAAGTGGTGAACCTGATGGTGAGTTACTTATTGATAACCAGAATGTTGCTGGTGCTCTTATGCGTGGAATGATTGATTCTATGGGTAAGTCTGCTAATGCACAGACAGGTATTAAGAAAGGTGCTTTAGATGTAATCAATAAACGTAAGTTTGAAGCAGGTAAGGACTATGAGTTTAACGATGTAGGTGATGCACAGAATAGTATCTATATGCACAAGTTCCCTGAAATACCGATGTCAGCATATACCTTATTGAATATGCAGAATACTGAAGCTGAGAGCCTCTCAGGAGTCAAAGCATTCGCTAATGAGGGAATTAGTGGTAATGGGTTAGGTGCAACAGCTGCTGCTGCTAATGGAGCTCTAGGAGCTGCTGCTCGAAGAGAGATTGGTATATTACGTAGATTTGCTGAAGGTGTTAAGAAGGTTGGTCGTAAGATTATTGCGATGAATGCTGAGTTCTTATCTGAAGAAGAAGTAGTACGTATTACTGCTGATGAGTTCGTACCGGTTAGACGAGATGATTTAGCAGGTAAGTTTGATTTAGAGTTACGTATTTCTACTGCTGAAGCAGACGAACAGAAAGCTAAAGAATTAGCATTCATGTTACAGACTACTGGACAAGCATTTGGTGTTGAGTTCTCTAAGATGATACTTGCTGAGATAGCTGATTTACGTAAGATGCCTCACTTAGCTAAACAATTAAGAGAGTTTGCACCACAACCTGATCAACACCAACAAGCAGTACAACAATTAGAATTGGCTGAAAAACAAGCTGAAATTGCTAAAACTCAGGCAGAAACACAGAAAATCCTTGCAGAAGCCCAATTATCTGGTACAAAGGCTACTAACACACAAGCTGACACAGATAAGAAGAACTTAGACTTCGTTGAACAAGAAGCTGGTGTGACACAGGCAAGAGATTTACAGAAACATGGAGAACAGGCTAAATCCAATATGGAGCTAGAAGCTTTTAAAAACTTAATTCAACCTCAAAAACAAACAGACCCAATGGCTTAGGCTACGGTTAAGGAAATATAATGTCAGACTTAAATGAAGTATTGGTATCACTAGAAGAAGTTCAAGAGCAGATTAAATTAGCTGAGTTGTTAGAACAATTACATCGCAGTCCTGCTTTCAAGAAGTTAATTGGTGAAGGGTACTTTAAGACTGAGGCACAGAACCTAGTAGGTATGATGGCTCACCCGATGAATGAAATGAGTAAGGAACAAGTACAGAATAAGATGGTAGGTATTTCTGCACTTAAGGCATACTTCAATATGATTTACCGTAAAGGTGAAACAGCGAAACAATCTCTTCTTGATCACGAAACTGCGATTGAAGAAATAAGTGGGGAAGAATAATATGTCTGAAGCTATTCATGAACTATCGGATGAGGACTTTGCTAAGACTTCTGCCGAAGACTTTCGTGTTGATGCAACAGAAGAAGCACAAGACGATTTAAGCGATGATAATGATTTACTTGATCAATCACCCGAAGAAGAGTTAAACTCTACCACAGAGGACGATGAGGATGTCTCAGAAGAAGAATCAGAAGAAGAAGATGATGACGCTGATGAGACAGAGGAAGCTGAGGAAACTGACGAAGAAACGGAAGTAGCCGAAGCAGAGCCAAGTGATGCTGATGAGCAGTACCAAGCTCAATTAGCTGAGATCATGGCTCCAATCAAAGCAGCAGGACGAGAGGTAACTCTTAAGACTGCTGAGGAAGCCCGAACATTGATTCAAATGGGTGTGGATTACTCAGATAAGATGAGAGGTATGAAACCTCATCTTAAGACACTCAAGATGTTAGAAAATAATGGATTGCTGGATGAGGCCAAACTAAGTTACTTAATCGACTTAGATAAAAAAAATCCAGAGGCAATCTCGAAGTTATTGAAAGACAGTGAGTACGATGTACACAGTCTGGATATTTCAGAGGAAAGCAAGTATACACCTAGCGACCATTCAGTTAGTGACAGTGAAGTAGAACTGGATGAAGTAGTATCACGTATACAGGATACCGCTTCATTTTCAGATACGATGGACTTAGTTAATGATAAATGGGATGACACTAGTAAACGTACTCTTGTGGCAAAACCTGCAATGCTTGAAGCTTTAAATACACATATGTCCAATGGCACGTTTGATACTGTTATGACTGAAGTGGAAAGAATCAAGTTGTTTGGGGGTCTAACCGGTCTTTCCGATTTAGAGGCTTATCAGAAAGTAGGTATGCAGATGCAAGATCAGGGTAACTTCAATGCTCCGGCAAAGGTAGCTCCGAACAAGGTATCAGGTAAACCGAAAACTGTGCTTGATAATGATCGTAAGGATAAGAAGCGTAGAGCTAGTCCGTCCAAGAAAGTTAATTCAAATAAGAGTGATCCGAGTTTCGACCCGATGATCTCCTTAAGTGATGAAGACTTTATTAAAAAATTTAACAAAAACTAGGAATATAAATCATGGCGTTAACATATAACAACCCTGCTGGTGGTACAGCTTCAGATATCGGCCCACAAATCCGTACTGATTATTACCATAAGAAAGCTTTAATCGAAACAGTTAAAGAGCGTTACTTCTCTCAAACTGCTGACGTTACTGCTATGCCTAAACACTTCGGTAAGAAGATTAAGCAATACCACGTAATGCCTTTACTTGATGACCGTAACGTCAATGACCAAGGTATCGATGCTGCAGGTGCTACATCTGTTGGTGGTAACTTATATGGTTCAAGCAAAGATGTTGGTTCAATTACATCTAAGCTACCATCACTAAGTGAAACTGGTGGTCGTGTTAACCGTGTTGGTTACACACGAATTACTTTAGAAGCTGAGCTACAGAAGCAAGGTTTCTTCCATGAATTTACTCAAGATTCTCTTGATTTCGATTCAATGGATGACTTGTACGAGCATATCTCTCGTGAACTAATCAACGGTGCTAACGAAATCACTGAAGATATGTTACAGATTGATTTGTTAAATGGTGCAGGTGTTGTACGTTTCGGTGGTGTTGCTACTAACAACGCTGGTGTTATTGGTGAAGGTAGTGATATCTCTGAAATCGATTATGACGATTTACAGCGTATGTCTATCGATTTAGATAACAACCGTACCCCTAAGAAAACTAAAGTAATTACTGGTTCACGTATGACTGATACTTCAGTTGTTGCTGCTGGCCGTATCTTATACTGTGGTTCTGAGATGATTCCTACGTTTACTCGTATGACTGATCACCACGGCAATGCTGCTTTCGTTGGTGTTGAGCATTACGCTTACTCTGGCGATTACAAGCAAGGCGTGAACATGATTCACGGTGAGATTGGTAAAGTTGGTGACTTCCGTATTATCGTTGTTCCAGAAATGATGAGCTGGACTTCAGCTGGTGCTACAGAAACTGCTGCTAACGGTGGTTACCGTGCAACTGCAGCTAAGTACGATGTATTCCCATTACTATGTGTTGGTGATTCAGCGTTTACTACTGTTGGTTTCCAAACAGCTGGTGAGATGGTTAAGTTCAAGATTACTACTAAGATGCCGGGTGATGCTGTTGCAACACATGCTGACCCGTTTGGCGAAGTAGGCTTCAGTTCAATCAAGTGGTGGTATGCTTGTATGATCTTACGTGCAGAACGTATTGCATTAGCTAAGTCAGTTGCTCGCGTATAATAACCGAGTAGTTTGAACCAAATACAAGTCCTCCTAGTGAGGACTTTTTTGGTAGAAGCATTCTGCTTTTGACCCTACCTTTAAAGGAAATGGAAATGTCAGACACTATTGAAGAATATGAAGAACCAAGTATCCCGTCAGAAATTGACTCATTAAAGCAAACTGCCGATAACATGAATATTAAGTATTCAGGTAACATTGGTATTGATGCATTGAAAGCTAAGATTGCTGCTAAGCAACCTGTTAAAGCTGCTGAGCCAGTTGGTAAAGGTGCACGTATGGTTGCATTGAAACGTGAAGCTACCAGACTAGTACGTATTCGTGTTGCTAACATGAGTCCTCATGAGAAGTCATGGAAGGGTACATGGGCAATGGCTGCTAACAAAGCAGTAGGTACGTTAAAGAAGTTTGTACCATTCAACGTAGATTATCATTTAGAGCACTTCTTGTTTGAAGTTATCCGTGATAAGAAGTGGCGTGAAGAGTATGAAATTTCAGATGGTAAAGGTGGCAAGGTTAAGAAGAACCGATTTGTTCCTTGTTACACCATTGAAGTACTCCCTGACTTAACTCCTAAAGAGTTACAGGCATTAGCAGATGACCAGAAGAAACGTGGTTCAATCGAAGAAGATTAATACTATCGAGCCAAGTAACATTGGCTCTTTTCTTTTGTACAGGAACAAATTATGCCATTAAATATTAAAGAATTAACCGGTGGTGAGGTTAAGGGTGCAGGTTTATATGATGAACTTATGCGTACCAGTAAAGCTCACCTAACCGAAGAGTATGATGCAGGCAGAGTTACAGGTGCTGATTACGGCACAGTATACTTAGGTGTTATGCAATCTAACTTACAAGCAGCTACACAATACTTACTTCAGTATGAACTAACGAACCAACAACTACTCTTGGTTCAAGAACAAGTTGCCCAAGCGAAGAAACAGAATGAATTGCTTGAGTTACAGAAGTCTCAATTAGTTATTGCCAATGCTACTGCTAATTATAACCTTAGTGTTATGTTGCCAGAGCAGAAGTTACAAGTAGTAGCACAGACAGCATTAGTAACACAGCAGAAGGCACAATCTGTTGCACAAGTCACATTAGTAGGTAAGCAGGTAATACAAGCAACTGCCCAAACTGACTTGGTAGGTAAGCAAGAAGATTTAGTTGCTGAGCAAATCTTAGAGGTTAAGGATGCATTACTAGCAACACCTGTTAGTGGGCTTAACTTAGCTAAGGTAAATAAAGCAGAAGCAGAAGTACGCTTACTAGGTCAACGTAAGACTACTGAGCAAGCACAAACAGAAGGAGTTGTTACTGATACTAATGGAGTACTTACTAACACTATTGATGGTATTCTTGGTAAGCAGATGGAACTTATCTATACACAACGTCAAGGCTTCTTGCGTGATGCGGAACAGAAGACTGCTAAGATATTTGCTGATGCATTCAATGTAGCTCATTCAATTACTCCTGATTTGAATTTACCTGATGCATACAGATTGGGTCCCAACCAAGCAGAATTAATCATGGAGAAATTGGCGGGAGGAATTAACGTAGATATCCCTACTGCCACGCCTACTCCATAACCTGCTTAAGTAGGTTTATGATTTAATGGATACATGTTACCCAAGGGAACCTAATTGGTTCCCTTTTTATTTATACAGGAAAGTGTCTTATGGCAACCGAAACATCATATCACTCGTCATCACAGCGCCTGTACGCTGATGTGAAGGGTATAGTAGACCAGACAATACTATCGTCAGCAATACAGAACTTAAACATATCAGAGTCTCTCTCAAACAACCTCATGAATGGTGTGTCTGCTAAAGCCACTGCAATGTACCGGTATGGTAAACGTACTGAGGATGGTGGTGAGGGGTACTACCTAGGATTGCCTTATGGCTCAAAATCATATATCTCCTCTGCACGGATTACGGTAACCAAACTAATAATAGAAAGAGAAATAAACTCCATAATCTATATTGATAAGTATAGTGTTGATAAGGACACTCCAGACCACTATGCACATGAGATTATGCAGAACTCATATGGATGGAATGCTACCAGCAATATTCTAAGTAATCCTCCATTTGACTCTCTGGGTGAGACAGTCACATATGGTGGTTCAGAGGTCACAGGAGAGGGCTCTATTGCTATTACGTACAATTATGGCACATTGACCTATGTTCAGGATATTAGTGGCTTGGATGCCATTATAAAGGACTTATACTACTATGTGAATTATCGGGTTGTAGATAATAAAGGAGAGCCATCAGGTGCTATGCAATACTGGAGGTACAGAGAGAACGCAGGTACTCACCCAGAGTTAACAATACACGAGGTTGACGAAGATTTGATATCTCCATTCTATCCAATCGTTCCATTGAGAGAAGATAGTGTAGATTTAACTGACCCCCTTACAAGGAATGAGCCAAACTACCGTAGTAGTAAACAGTGCTTACGTTATATTAATATTGATATCGATCAAATTGTGGAAGGGTTAAACGAGAATGAGGATATTGCCACAGTAGATCATGCTTATATCATGTTAGGCATTGATTTAGCGACAGAGCTGCAAGCATCTAAAAAGTACTTATATGAGTTCTTTAATGATTTAGCTACCTCATCATCTATGGACCAAGGAGATTTTGATTACTGGTTTAAGAATAATAACGGAACAACCCCACCACCTGTAAATACTATTGTAATTGCAGATGCGAAATATAGGAGTGAGTTATCATGGAACTTCATTAGTAAAACCACTGTGCATGGGGTCATTGGCTCAGGTAAGATAGGTGAGGTTACTATTGCAGCAGTACAGCATCATGATGTAACTACAGATAATGATGGTTATGAGAGCTATGATAGATACACGGGTCTTTATGTAAGCAAACAAATAAGTAAGACCCAGTATGTTAAGTTATTTGTGCGGGACTTATTACATATTAACTATGTATATAGTGGCCATACTATAAAAACTAGTATCATTACTGCTTTTGATCCTGATTACTTACAAGGCAACTTCATTATACCGGTGAACCATGTATTAGCTAAAAACTTAGGCATTATTCATGGGCATGACATGTTACAGGATGCAATACGTGTTGTATTTAATAGCAAGATACGCACTCACTTAGAGTGGTATGAGACTAAGGAATTTAGGATAATAATTGTAATCCTTGTTGTAATATACGAGGTTGCAACGCTTTTTGCTGATGGAGGGGCAGCGTTTACTTGGGCAACTGCATTGATGGCGGCAGGTGAAATACTCCTAGAAATGATAGTATACAGTTTAATAGCCGGGGCAGTATTACAAGTAGCAAGAGATGTATTTGGGGAAGAGGTTGCTTTAATGCTTGCTATAGCAGCAACCTTCGTTACTTTTGATGCTACTACTGGCTTCGCTCTAGGCACTAATTCAGCAATGCAAATATATAGTGCAGTGACGCAAGCTATCACAGGAGCGAACACACTATATCAACAGAACGAGATGCGTAAATTAGAGGGTGAACAAAAGGAGATAGATACCTTACGTGAACTATATATGGAAGAGCACGAGGATGATATTGATGACCCTTTAGGCTTACTTGGTCTTGGTTCAGAATATACTTATACATATGATGTTGTTAAAGACAGCCCTTCGTATTATTATACACGTACAATACATGCTGGTTTTATAGACACTACTGCCATAATAGGTCCAGAATACTATGTGGATAGTCAGATGCAACTTGACCTTCCTTACAGTCCAATACGAACACGAGTTTTTTAAGGAAACACTATGACTACTACTACATTTAATAAATCAGCAAATAATTATAATACAATAGGGGGACAGTCCCCTAACCTGTATGCACAAACAGCATTACAGAATAACCCACTATTTTCTAACCTTGCCCCACTACAAAGTAATAACACTAACCAGTGGGCACCAAAAGATGTATTCCAACAACAACAACAACAAACACCCTTCAACTTATTTGAAGCGAATAATAACCCAGCTCCGGCTAATCAGTTTGGGCGTAATCCTGATGGAAATACGCAAACTAATATGTTGTTTGGTGCTGGTAACTTAGCTGCACCTACTGCGCAACAGCTAGGGTTGGAGAGTTATACCGCTGAACCTACAAAGGTAGGGACCGATAATGCACTAGGTTTTACCATGCCAGAGATTCAAATACCTGAAGTTAAGATTGCTGAAATGGAGAAGCAAGAGTTTAAGTTTAATAAAGATGATATAGAAACTGAAAAAGGTATGTTTGATAACATGACCGGTAAGGATTGGCTCAATGCAGGTGTTAACACTATTGGTGCTGTAGGTAGCCTTTGGTCAAGCATTGCATCAACTAATGCAATGAAAGATAAAGTACAGGTAAGTCGTGATGCATTAAACTTTGATATTGCGAAAGATACCCGACTACAAGATGCCTATAAAGCAGCACGTTCAACATAAGGGGAATTATGATGTCAGAACCAATTACGTATAGAAATATGGCTGCTAAGAATGCAGCTAGATACAGTGACACTGCTTTGTTCGGTGAAGGTGATCAACTGAATGCACC